AAGGAGCACCTGGCAGACAATATCGTGATTTCCGCACATAAGCAGGATGAAAACGGCAAATACGTTGAGGTGGGGCCAAAGGCTCCCTTTTTTTATGGCAAATTTCTGGAGTACGGCACCTCCAAAATGTCCCCCCGCCCTTTTATGGGACCAGCCCAAGCCGAAAGTAAAAAACAGGTGCTGGAAACCATCAGGCAAACCCTGAAAGAAGGTTTAGGCTTATGATCAATGTCAAACCGGAAGTCCTGACGGCCTTAGAGGGCAACGCAGATCTGCTGGCTTTATTAGGCGGTCCTCATATCTACCAGCTGAAAGCGCCGGAGGGATTAAGTAAATACATTACTTTGTTTGAGCTGACCAATTTTGATTCCGCATGGGCAGACGGCACAGCTTTTACGGCTGAGATACACCTGCAGATGGATGTATGGGTAAAAGGAGCCAGCACCTCCCCTATTGCCGCCGAGGTGGACAAAACCATGAAAGCCCTGGGGTTTAAAAGGACCGGCAGCGCCGATCTCTATGAAGACGATACTAAAATATTTCACAAAGCGCTCAGGTATGTGACTGAGCGGGAAATTTAAGGAGGTTGTAAAATGGCAGGTGTACAAATAGGCCTGAAAAATCTATATTACGCTGTTCTGACCAAAGACGATGCTACCGGGGTTTCCTATCTTGTTCCGGTGAAGATCGCGGGGGCGATCAATTCTAAAATCTCCCCCAAATCAAATACTGAAGTTCTCTATGCTGATGATGGACCCGATGAGACCGCCACTGCCCTGGGTGAGATCGACGTGGAGTTTGAGGCCAAAGACATAAGTCTAACAGACCAGGCAACTTTGCTGGGGCACAGCATAGTTGGCGGTATCATGCTGAAGAAGTCAACTGATGCTGCCCCTTATGTAGCTTTAGGTTTCATGTCCAAGAAGAGCAACGGCCATTACCGCTACATCTGGCTGACTAAAGGCATGTTCGCTCTGCCGGATCAGGAGTACGCGACCGGTGAGGATAAGCCGAAATTCCAGACACCCAAGCTTAAAGGCACTTTTGTCAAACGCGCCTATGACGATTTGTGGCAGCGCATTGCCGATGAGGATCATCCCGACTATGCCGCCAGTATCGGCAGCAACTGGTTTAGTTCGGTTGAAGGAACCATTGATACCACTCCTCCGACGGTGACCGTAGTCCCGGCTAATAACGCTACCGCTGTAGCGGTTAGTTCTACTGTGAACTGGACCTTCAGCAAGGCAATTCTTTCTAGCCTTGTAACCGACAGCAATTTCTTCTTGATTAAGGATTCCGACGGCTCTGCTGTGGCGGGAACGCTTTCAATAAATACCGCCCGGACCGTGGTCACCCTTACGCCCGGTGCCAACCTGACGGCGGCCACCGCCTACCGGGCTATCTGTACCAAGGACATTTGTGATTTGGCCGGAAACAAACTGGCGGCCAACAGCGTAACCAAATTCACTACCGCGTAAGTTCAGGCAGCCATCGTGCTGCCTGTTCTGATTAGAGGAGAGATATGACATGGAAAAACCGACTATTACCCTCAAAGGAAAGACATACACCGCACCGCCGCCCAAGGTCAAGCTCTGGCGCGAAGTGACCAAATTCAAGGACAAATTCAGTGACAAGGAACAAGGCGACCAGGAGGCTTTAAGCGAGATGGAGCGCCTGATTGCCGCCGCTTTTAACCACCCGGAAATAACCGCCGAGCTAATCGAAGAGGAACTGGACTTGGATGAGTTCGTCCCCCTCTTCTACCAGATTGCCGGCTGGGTGGCCGAGGTAGTCAGCCGGAAGATGACAGAACTCCCAAACGTAGCCCCGCCGATGGACCAGACCTAAGTCGTCTGTCGGCTTACCAGATGGTGGTGTATTTCTATTTGACCCTGGCCCATGGTTACCACTGGCTCCCGGAGCAGATTGACGCCATGGAGCTCGATATGTTTTGGGATCTGCTCATTGTCGGCTCTGCAGTCAACGAAGCGGAAAACAACCCCAGTGGGTACATTGATGATCTTTGGTAATGGAGGTGAGGCCAGTTGGCAGAAACCATCGGTGAACTGCTGGTTAAAATCGGGCTGGACAACACCGGCTTTAATCAGGGCATGAAAGAATTGGATCAGTCCTTAAAACTAGCCAAGGCCGAATTTCAGGCGGCGGCCGCCAAGATGGGCGATATGGGCAGCGCTGCCGACCAGCTTAAATTAAAAGTTGAATATTTAAACAAGCAGGCTGAAGTGCAAAGGCAGAAAGTTGCCGCCTTAAAAGATGCCTATGACAAAGCAGCCGCCAGCACCGAACAGGATGCAGCGGCAGTGGAAAAACTGCAGATAAAAATGCTGCAGGCCGAGAAGGTTCTGGCCAATATGGAACATTCCCTCTCAAGAACAGTCCAGGAACTGGAACTGCAGGCCTCAGCCTGGACCCAGCTTTCTAAAAAAGCCGAGGAAGCCAGCCAAAAACTAAAAGCGGCCGGCAGCAGTATTACCAGTGCCGGGCAGGGATTATCTCTGGCGGTTACCGCACCGCTGGTTGCCGCTGGCACTGCTGCGGTGAAACTAGCCTCGGATACCAATGAAGCTATCAATAAAGTAGAAGTGGCTTTTCAAGATAATGCTCAAGGTGTCAAGGACTGGAGCGATACTACTTTGAACCGCTTCGGCATTTCACAGGGAACCGCATTGGACATGGCTTCAACCTACGGGGACATGGCTACCAGCATGGGTCTTAATACGCAGCAGGCAGAGGTAATGAGTAAAACCCTGGTGGGGCTGGCCGGTGATCTGTCCAGCTTTAAGAACATCAGCATCGAAATAGCGGATACGGCTTTAAAGTCGGTATTCACCGGCGAGACTGAATCCTTAAAACAATTGGGGATTGTCATGACCCAGGCCAATCTGCAGGAATACGCCTACAGTCAGGGTATCAAAAAGAGGATTCAGGATATGAGCCAGTCCGAGCAGACTCAGCTTCGCTACAATTATGTCCTGGCCATGACCAAAAATGCCCAGGGGGATTTTGAAAGGACTGGAGCAGGAACTGCCAATCAGATGCGGGTTTTCTCCGAAAGCCTGAAAGAACTGGGTTCTACCATGGGCCAGCATATCCTGCCGGTCATAACCCCATTGCTCCAGCATTTAAATGAACTGGTGCAGAGGTTCGGTGCTTTGAGTCCCAGCGTCCAAAAAACTATCCTGGTCGCAGCAGGAGTGGCTGCCGCCATTGGCCCGGTTGTCTTAATCATTGGCCAGCTGGTCACTGCCGCCGGGGCCATCTCCGGTGTAGTCGGTACAGCTGCGACAGCCATAGCCGGTGCCGGTGGGGCTACCGCTGTGTTGGGAACAGCTTTTACCGCCTTAACTGGTCCTATTGGCATCGCCGCAGCCGTCATTGCCGGCCTTATTTTAGTCGTTAAAGAGCTATGGCAAAACAACGAGGGCTTTCGCAATGCGGTAAAAGAAATATGGTCCGATATCGGAAGTATTGTCGCCAAAGCCGGAACTGCTATCAAAGCCTTCTGGGACAAATGGGGCCAAGATATCACCGCTGTGCTAACAAATATCTGGAACATTATCAAAGCTGTATTCCAGACTGCGGCTGAGGTGATCGTAAACGCCTTCGCTTTTTTCCTGGATGTTTTGCAGGGGGACTGGCAAGGCGCCTGGGAGCATATGAAGAACATCTTCACCTCCCTGTGGAACGGCATCAAAGCTGTGGTAGTCAACGCTTTCGAGGGGTTAAGAACCCTGCACGACACACTGCTGGAAATCGGAGCCCATATTATTCAGGGCTTGATTGACGGAATTAAAAGCCGGATAGAAAAAGTCAGGGAAATCGCCGGGGAAGTCGCCGAAACCGTAAAAGGCAAGATTAAAGAAGCCCTTTCCATCCGCTCCCCCTCCCAGGTCATGCATGAATACGGCCTTAATATCAGCGAAGGCCTGAGTACAGGCATGCAGGAAGGGCTGACCTTTGTGGAAGGCTCGGTATCCGACATTATTGCCACCCTCGTCGAAATGAAGGGCAGCCTGGAAAAGATAGCGGCTGAAACCAACGATGAGCTTTTAGAAGCGGAAAAAGAATACGCCGACCAGTGCCGGGAAGTCAAAAGCAAACTGGCCCAGGATGAAATC